AATTTCCAAGTCGTAGGTTCGAGTCCTACCAGACCAGCATTGCGGATATTGCATAGTGGTAGTGCGTAACCTTGCCAAGGTTAATGTGCGAGTTCGATTCTCGCTATTCGCTCAATGAAAACATGTAGCAAGTGTAAACTTGATCTAGATAACTCAGAGTTTTCGCCATCTTCTGGTGGCAAATACTTAAGACCTGAGTGTAAGCAGTGTGCAAAAAAATTAGCAAAGCGTAGAGAAGAATTAAAAAAAGAGTTTGGATATCCTGTTAGTGATTATGTTTGTCCAATATGTTTAAAAAATGAAGATGAATTAAAAGGTACTGGAGGCAATGCTAGTATCTGGGTAGTTGACCATGATCATGATACAGATAAGTTTAGAGGACATATCTGCCATAATTGTAATCGTGGTCTTGGTGTTTTTCAAGATAATATAGAAAGACTTGAAAGAGCAATTAAATATTTATCTCTGTAACTCAGCGGAAGAGTGACACCCTTCTAAGGTGTAGGTCGCAGGTTCGAATCCTGCCAGGGATGCTATAATAGATTAAAACAAAGGGGTAATTTTGGCACACATAGTTTTCTTAGGTAATTTTGAGGTAGAGTATAGTAGTGAAAATCATCACGCTAAGTCTTTAGAGTCTCTTGGTCATACCGTCACCAAACTGCAAGAACGTGTAGCAAGAACAGAAGTAATTCTCAATCATGCTTTAAATAGTGATCTGTTTATATGGGTTCATACCCATGGTTGGAAGACTACTGGAAAGATTACGATGGACTCTGTGCTGGCTAGATTGAAGAAGGCTGAAGTTCCAACAATGACATACCACCTTGATTTATGGTTTGGCCTAGATAGACAAAAAGATTTAAGCAAAGATAACTTTTATAAAACAATTGGACATTTTTTCACGGTAGATAAGTTGATGGCTGATTGGTTTAATGAAAATACAGAGGTAAAGGGGCACTTCCTTCCTGCTGGCGTTTATGATAAAGAATGCACTATGCATAAAGACTATGATCCAAAACAATTTGAACATGATATTATTTTTGTTGGCAGCAAGAGATATCATCATGAATATCCTTATAGACCACAACTCATTGAATACTTAAAAAAGAAATATGGAAATAGATTCCTTCATGTTGGTGGCGATGGAGATACTGGAACAGTTCGTGGTGAAGCACTAAATAGAATTTATGCACGTACAAAGATTTCTATTGGCGATAGTCTTAATATAGGATTTAAGTATCCATATTACACAAGCGATAGATTGTTTGAGAGTACTGGTCGTGGTGGATTTACCATCTACCCTCGCATTGAGGGTCTTGAAAAATACTTTGAAGATGGAAAAGAGATTGTGTTTTACGAGCACGGCAATCTAGAAGACTTATCAAGTAAGATAGACAAGTACTTATCAGATGATGTTGAGCGTGAAAAAATACGTATGGCTGGACATGAAAGAACAAAGACTGAGCATACATATTTAAATAGATGGTCAGCAATTCTGGAAGAACTTGGAATAGAATGAACTGTTTAGTAACAGGTGGTGCTGGATTTATTGGTTCAAATCTTGTTGATAAATTAATTGAACTTGGTCATAAGGTTATCTGCATAGATAATGAGTCAGCAGAATGCCACGAACAGTTCTACTGGAATCCAAAAGCAAACAACTACAAGTATGATATTTGTGATTACGACAAGATTGCACATTTGTTTAACGGAATTGATTATGTTTTTCATGTTGCATCAGATGCAAGAATACAGCCTGCAATTTTAAATCCAAAAAAATCTATTGAATCAAACGCAGTTGGTACTGCAAATGTTATTGAACTTTCAAGAATAAATAAAGTAAAAAGATTTATTTATTCAAGCACATCATCTGCATATGGAAAGAAAGCAATTCTTCCAAACATAGAGACACAGCCTTCTGACCCACTAACACCATATTCTACTGCTAAAGTTTTTGGTGAAAACCTTGCAAGAGTCTACTATAATCTTTATGGACTAGAGACCGTATCCCTTAGATATTTTAATGTTTATGGAGATAGACAGCCATTAAAGGGTCAATATGCACCAGTTATAGGTTTATTTTTAAAGCAACATGAAGAAGGTAAGCCACTAACAGTAGTTGGTGATGGATCTCAGCGCAGAGACTTTACGCATATATCAGACGTAATTCAAGCAAACATCCTTGCCTCTGAGATAAAAGATGGTTTTGGTGAGGTATATAACATTGGTTATGGAAGTAACTACTCCATACTTGAGATTGCTAATATGATTTCAAATGATGTTAGGTTTATACCGCCAAGAGTTGGAGAGGTTCAAGAAACTCTTGCATCAACTGCAAAGTTTAAAGAATTAACTGGATGGATGCCCAAAGTCCCACTAACAGAATGGTTAATAAAATGACAGAAATGAAAAAAGTTATAGTTAATGGGGAGTTTGAAATAACTTTACCAGAGCATCGTGCTGCACGTCCAGATTGGTATGAACCGCATGGATGGGAAAAGCCAAGGCTAAAGCATATGTCAGAGAACATTTCCTCTGGTGATGTTATGTATTATGTTGGTGCAGAAGAAGGAGAGTTTGCTGCATTGTGTCAGATGTGGGGTGCAGAAGTTGTTTTATTTGAACCAAACCCTAAAGTATGGTCACACTTTCCATTACTTTGGAGCGCAAACAATTTAGAGTTGCCATTGGTTTGTATTCCTGGATTTGCATCTGACAAGATAAATAATCTTTCAAGAATATATTATAATGAGTGGCCACCAGAAGTAAATGATGTAATTGAAGCAGCACATGGATTTAAAGAATTATATCTTGAAGGAGATACATATGGTCAGATCACAATAGATTCTTGTGTTTATGATCATAAAATTAAACCACCTACCGCCATTTCATTAGACGTAGAAGGCAGTGAATGGAGAGTACTGGGGGGAGCCGAGAAGGTTCTTAGAGAGTATAAGCCAAAGATTTGGTTATCTGGGCATCCAGAGTTTATGCTTCAACAATGGAATGAATCTTTATATAACCTTAGACAATGGATCAAGGGATTAGGATATACTGAAATGATTTTAGACTATCAGCATGAGGTGCATTTGTTCTATGAAGCAAATTAAAGCATATCTATATTCTATTGATCCACTTGATTCTGCTGATGGTAAATGGGATTACGGTCTATTAAAACAAACATTTGATAGAAATCATATTGAGCAGGTAACTGTAAAGGAAATACCAAATGAAGAACGTGCTTTTGTTGTTATTCCTGGTCAGGGAAATGCTGGAAAAGAAGATAGAATATCTGAACAGTTAAAAAATTTAGGTAGAGTAGTTTTATTTATTACTGGTGATGAAGGTGCTCATTTTAATGTAGATAAAATATCTCATCCTAATATTGAGATATGGGTTCAATACCCTCACCAAAAACATGAAAAATACAATAAGGTTTTTATAGGTGCTCCTCAGCATATTAAAGATAATCTTCCTAACTATCCTATTAAAGAATATGATGTTTATTTTGGTGGTCAAATAACTCACCAGCGCAGAAAAGAACTTGGAGAAGCCATGCCAGGCCTTCCAAACAGCCTCTACAAGCCCACTCCAGGCTTTGCACAAGGAGATACACCTAAAGACTACTATGCCACTATGTCAAAGGCTAAGATAGCCCCGTGTCCTGCAGGAGCGCAGGTTGTTGATACCTTTAGGTTCTTTGAATCAATAGAAATGTTATGCCTGCCAATAGGAGATCTGGTAGACTCAAGGGGTATCGAAAAAGACTTCTTTTCATATGTTGGAACAGAAGATGTCCCAATAACAAAAACAAACAATTGGCATAGCCTAAAAGACATTGTTCCTAATTTACTTAATGGCTATCCTAATAATATGCACAAGGTTGTATGCTGGTGGATTAAATATAAGAGAGATTTTTCTCTAAAGATTATGGAGCAGATAAATGAATAAAAACGATGTAACAATTATATTAGTAACATCTGTAATTCCAAGCCATCCAGATACAAGAATTCTTGATGAAACTATTAGAGAAGTCAGAATACATTTTCCAGAAAATGAAATCATACTGCAAATTGATGGTCTGCGTGAAGAAAGATTAAATAGAAAAGCAGATTACGATGAGTTTAAAAATCGTGTTCTTTGGAAGTGTTTGCATGAATGGAAAAATGTTCTGCCAATTATTTTTGATGAGCATAGCCACCAGACAACAATGATGAAAAAAACAATAAACTTAATTAAAACACCTTTGATGCTTTATGTTGAAGGAGATGCTCCTATTACTGGTGATAGACATATTGCCTGGGATGAATGCTTAGATATGCTGGAGTTTGGTAAAGCAAATACAATTAGGTTTCACTTTGAAGCATTAATTCCTAAAGATCATACCCACCTGATGCTTGAGAAAAGTGGTAACTTTTTACAAACAATTCAGTGGAGCCAAAGACCACACTTATCTCGTGTTGATTATTATCGTGAAGAAGTATTACGAGTTTCAGATGAAAAGACTTTTATTGAAGATAAGTTCCACGGAGTTGTTCAGGATGATGGATGGATTAAACATAAACTTTGGATATATCATCCAGAAGGAGACATCAAGCGTTCATATCACTTAGATGGTCGTGAGGGTACAAGAAAGTTTACATCTGATGATGAAGCATGGGGATTAACTGAATGAGACTAGGCATTATTGCAAGATCAGACAATACTGGGCTTGGTAATCAAACAAGAGAACTTGTAAATATGCTTAATCCAACAAAGATTATGTTGATTAATTCATCATCTTTTAATAGAAATAAGCAGCATCCAGAATGGTATGAGGGTTATGACTGCCAACATATTCGTGGTTTTCCAAGAGCATTTGAAATAGATATTTTCTTAAAAGGGTTAGATGTTGTATTAACTTGTGAAACATTTTATAACAAAGAGTTTATTGAGTTAGCAAGAAGAAAAAAGGTAAAGACAGTATTGCAATATAACTATGAGTTTTTGGAGTATTTAGCACAACCAACACTTGCTTTACCTGATGTAATGTTGGCACCAAGCCTTTGGAACTTTGAACATGTAGTAGAGTTATTTGGAAATAAAACAAATGTAACATATTTACCACCGCCAACAGAACATACATTGTTTAATGCTGTAAGAAAAAATAATAATTCTAAGCATCATAATAAAATATTGCATATTGGAGGTAAGGCTGCATCTGAAGATAGAAATGGAACAAAGTCTGTTGTTGAGATGTTAAAGTATTCACAAGAAGATTTTCAGGTTGTTGTTAAAACACAAACACAACTTGATTTAAAGTGTAACGATCCAAGATTAATAGTCGATACAAGTGATGCAGAAAATAGAGAAAGTATGTATGACGGCTTTGATGCAATGATCCTGCCTAGAAGGTATGCTGGTCTTTGCTTGCCAATGAATGAGGCTTTAATGAGTGGGCTACCAGTATTCATGACAGATATATCACCAAACAATAAAATACTGCCACAAGAGTGGTTAGCACAATCTAATAAAATTGGTACTTTAAGAACAAGAACAATGCTTGATGTTTATTCTGCTGATCCAAGAAATCTTGCACGTATTATTGATGAATACATGAAACAAAAAAATACAACTAATGAAAAGCAAAAAGCATTTGATATTGGAATAAATAACTTTTCTGCTAAAAACTTAAAACAAAAGTATCTAGATATTTTAGAGAAATAAAAAAGCGGATCCGAAGATCCGCCCTTCTATGTAAGATAAACTTACTTCTTTGCAGCAGGCTTCTTTGCAGCCTTCTTAACAACCTTTGCATTCTTTAGTGCTGCTTCAATATCTGATTCAGCAGGCATACGTCCAAACGCCTTGTCATTAGGATTGGCTGCTCTCAAAACTACGGGCACTAAAGCACCGATTAGCGAGTAAGCCAATGTTTCTGGATCTGTCACACCAGATGCATACATTGCTGTTGCTGCACCAAGAACTGATCGTCCGTATGATGCGAGCATTTGTTTCATTTTGTCGTTCATTATTTTCCTCCTAGGATATAACTTTCATTAGTATTGCGTAGCCAGCCCATAGACCTACAATGCCTGCAACTCCTGCAAAAACAGGTGGTGCTGGAACTGGCAATTTGAATGCAGCAAATACAACGCCACATCCAAAACCTGTTAGTACTGATAGTACAATATCTTTCACTTTTCCCCCACTATATATTTTCTGTGATGTTGTTCACAAAAGTCTACGTATCTTGTTTCTGTCATTGAAAGTATTTTTGCTTCATTAATACAATCTTCTACCTCACATACAGCATAATCATATCTGATGCTATCTTCAAATTTTTTTAATTTTGGAATAATCATTCTTTCATTCCATAATCTTTGCTTGGATTTTCAGGATGATCTAATGGTGTTGGAGCAGTACACATTGTCCCACAGTCATGACATTGTATATCTAGGTGATACATTCCAACCATGTATGTTGCTGTATCAAATGACACTAATGCTCTAAATAAGGTACCGCCACAACTTGGACACTCACAAGTTGGGATACCTCTAGCGTCTATCATCGACTTCCTCTGGAAGCAACTTCTTTAAATCTTTATATGCTGAAGATATTTTTTTCATTGAATGGTAGTGTGGGTAAGCATCTCCAACAACTCCATACTCATCAAAGTACATAATCTCTGGCTCAATATCCCTAATAAAATTTTCTAACTGTTGCTGAACATCTTCAATATATTCAAATGCCCAGTCTCGTGAGTCAGAAAGGAATTTAATAAAGTTTTCCTTATGTATGTCTTGATCTTCTTTGCTTGCTGGAGATTGAAGGGTTGCCTCAAATGCTTCTTGCATTGTTGAATTCAGAACTACCATTCTTGCAAAGGCTTTGCTTATAGAGTCAAGTTTTTTAAGTGTAGAAAAATATGCAGCACAAAAAGATATTGCAATTAAACTAAGCACTATAACTGCTATTCTCATTCTATTCCTTTTCTCTCACTACTATTGTATCACTAGTGACACTGTACATTTTTTTGAAGTCTAATCCTGTTAATCTTTCATAGTCTTCTAATTTTCTTTCTTGCCCTGCTCCATAAATACCGCTTTCGATACCGCATAGAACATTTTTTTGCTTTTCTTTCGAAAGAATCTCTAGTTCTTTCCATGACATTTCTCTAAGATTTCTATCTTTCCATACCTTGCTATATCCCTCACGGGTATAAAAATGATAAACAATTGTCACACAAGGAGAATAGATGTCCCATCCTCTGGTCCATGCTCTTATTGCAAAACAAAGTTCTTCACCAAAGAAACTAATCTCTGGATCATATGGAACTTCTTCTATAAGTTCTCCAGTAGAAAACACAAAGCCTGCTAAGATTGTTGTTGATTCTTCTGGAATATTTTTATTTGATAGTTTAACTCTTTCAGCAGTCCACTCACCACGCTTTGTTAGCATTGGCTTTTGCTTTGTAGCATATGGAGGCTGAGTCTTAGAGTTTTTAATAATGCTTATTTGTTTGTTTGGCTCCACAAAAAATGGTGGAGGAAAATATGAAAGAATTATCTTATCGTTATTAGATAGTTCTTGTGCCTTCTTGTATTGTTGAATACAAAGAACATCCCAGTTCTTTTCAAATATTGTATGTGAATCAATCTGTAAAAAGTAATCTTGTTTAGAATACATAGATACAATTTGTGCTCTTGCATAACCAGCACCTCTTGCCATCTTAGGATGTATAGTCTTTAAGGTAAGGTTTGGCACCCACGATAAATCTGGTGCAAACCGTTCAAACTCTTGAAGAAACACTCCGAAGTGCAAGTCTTGTGGATTTGCTGCATTATCTAGTGCAGAATGAATAGTTCTTTCCAGTTCAGGATCCCTATAACTAGCAATAGATATAAAGATACTCACTTAGGAAGAGCCTCTCTAGTAACTAAAACAATTGCTCCTTCCATTTCAAGAGCATTTTTTAGTTTTAATACATACTGCAATGCCTGTATCTTATCATCATGAACAAGTCCAGCAAAGTGCTTTTCATCTAATTTAATAGTAAGAAAGTGTTCATTGTCAATTATATTTACACCAAAACCTTTGGGTGGTATAACTGTATGAAAAGCCCTACGCATTGCATCTGTATACATTATTCTTCTCTTTTCCAATGGATATATGATTTAATATATACCGCTGCATATGCTAAAGCCATTGCAATAAAACCATATTGTTTTGTTGCCAAAGCATAAGCAATCCAGAGACATTCATTTACACAAAGGATAAGCCATCCCCAAATAGTTTTTCTACCTACAAGGAATATGCCTGTCACACCTATTACTGCTAATATCCATGACCACATACTACTGCTCCATTGTTAATGATTGCCAAGTCAAAGACCACTCTTGCTTTGATCTATGATTACTAAATTCTCTTGAAATTTCTCCACCTTCTAGGTAGATACCGCCCCAAACTCCCCACTCTTTACCAGATACACCAACAGCAAAACATCTCTTTGCTACTGGACAAGTCCTACAAATAGAATCAACAAACTCTCTACTTTCTGGATTGTCTTCATACTGATCAAAGAATATATTTGTGTCAGAACCCAAACACTGTGCATCATCTTTCCATAGATGTTGTTTCATGTTAGCCCCTATATCTGTTTGGAATGTCCCATCCATTACGAGTGACTTTGTAAACTCTTTGCATGTACCAAAGGCCCTTTACTCTCACACCGTTAACGGCAGTACGTGCAGAATCAGATCTCTTTAGATCTACTACATCCCATCCAACCCAAGAAAGATTGGTATTAGCCTTTACAATCTTTTCCATCTTTTCCAAATTACTTACAATCATACTTCCCCCTAGTATCTAAAAATTCCAATTTCGACATTTTCCAGTTCAGCCTTAGCAACCAGCTTAGATGCTGTTTGTTTTGGGTTACAAAGATATGCAAAGTAGTTTACGTGCATCATGTTTTCTTCAACCCAGTGAATAGGAACCTTATAGTATTTAATTTTTCTTCCTCTTGCCTTCATGCCACGCTCTGAAAGGTTTGAGAATTCTGAAACCATAGAATTTACTCTTGTAGGACCAACAGAGTAAATAGTAAACTCTTGATCCTCATCACTCATTCCAGATAGAGCAACACCCATTGCACGAATAAAGATGTTGTAATCATCAAATTCATTCGTTCCCTGTACTAC